CATGAAATCTTCAGAAGCTTGTCGCTGCCTACCGCTGGAGCAGCCAGATGGGGTTTCGTACACATCCCCGGAAGCCAGTACGCAACCCACAGGCTAGATTCATGCCACGCATCCCCAAGCCGCCGGAACTTCGCCAGCGCAGAAACAAGACCAGCACGCGCGCCGTGCTGGCTCCGGAAGGCGAAGCGCAGAAAATCCAGGCTCCGCCGCTGCCATCGGGTCGCGCTTGGAGCCAGATGACTCGATCCTGGTGGGGAGACGTGTGGGCCTCCCCGATGGCGCCGGAATTTCTGAAGGCCGACGTCCATGGTCTTTTTCTGCTCGCCCAGCTCGTGGACGAATTCTGGCTTGAGCCCTCGACTCCGCTCGCTGCGGAGATTCGGATGCAGAGTCAGCGCTTCGGGCTCAGCCCCATTGATCGCCGTCGACTTCAGTGGGAGGTGGCGAAGGTGACCGAGGCCCAGCAGCGGCGCGCTCGACAGCGTCCTGCACAGCAGGGCCGGATCGGGGAGGACCCGCGGCAGATGCTTAGGCGGATCAAGTGATCTTGACGGTACCGAAGTACGAGCAGCGCCCCCGGCCCACGCTGGGTCCGTTGGTCTGCCGCTTCATCGAGGAGAATCTGGTGCACGGGCCCGGCGATCTTCGCGGCCAGCCGGCGAAGCTCGACGACGAGAAGCGGATGCCGATTTGGCGGCTGTACGAGGTATGGCCGCACAAGAGAACGGACCCCGAGAGTGGCCGGCGCGTGTTCAAGCGTGCGTGCATCATGCTCCGCAAGGGGTCGGCGAAGACCGAGTTTGCGGCCTGGTTGGCTCTCTGCGAGGTCCATCCCGATGCCCCTGTGCGTGTCATGGGCTGGAAAGGCGGACTGCCCATTGGCGGCGGTGTAACCGATGCCTACGTGCCGCTGCTAGCTAATTCCGAGGAGCAGAGCGGCGAGCTGTGTTTCGGCGCGGTGAAGGCGATCCTGGAGGACTGCGAGCTCGGCCGTGACTTCGACATCGGCCTGGAGCGGATCGTCCACAAGTCGGGCATGGGGAAGGTGCTCCCGGTGGCGAATGCGCCGGGAACGGCAGACGGTGCGCGGACCACATTCCAGGTCTTTGACGAAACGCACCGGCTGCTCCTGCCGCGGCACAAGGAAGCGCACCGTACCATGCTCGCTAATGTCCCGAAGCGCAGGACTGCGGACGCTTGGAGCCTGGAGATCACCACGGCACCTTGCCCCGGCGAGAACAGCGTGGCAGAGGACACGCTCCAATACGCGCGCCAGGTGCAGGCGGGCAAGGTCAAGGCCCCAGCCCTCTTCTTTTTCTACCGATACGCGAGCGACAAGCACAAGCTAGCCACGGAAAAGGGCCTGCTTGATGCGATCGACGAAGCGTCGGGGCCCGTCGGCGAATGGTCGGATCGCAAGACGATTGCCGCTCAGTTCTCCGACCCCACGATGGACGAAGCGTACAACCGTCGCGTGTGGCTCAACCAGATCGCGAGAGCGTCGACGCGGGCCTTTGACGTAGAACAGTGGGCAAAACTGCACCGTAAGGGCTACCAAGTGCCGGCGGGCGCCATGATCACGCTTGGTTTTGATGGCGCCCGGACGTTCGATTCAACGGCACTCATCGGAACTGAAATCAAGACGGGGTACCAGTTCCAGGTGGCCCTATGGGAGCGACCGTGGGATGCGCCGGAAGGCTGGGAGGTGCCGGTCGCCGAGGTCACGGCGGCTGTTGACGATGCTTTCCGGCGATTTAAAGTCTGGCGGCTGTACGCCGATCCTCCGTACTGGGAAAGCCAGGTGGCCGAGTGGGCGGGTCGGCATGGAGAGCAGAGCGTTGTGGTCTGGCCAACATACCGGACCCGGGCCATGGGCCAGGCGGTTATCGCCTTTGCTGGCGCAGTTGAGGCCGGCGAGCTTAGCCACGATGGCAACGCCGACTTTTCCCGTCATGTCGGCAATGCCTACCGCCGCACGCTTCATGTCCGTGACGACAGGGGTGAGCGCCTCTGGACAGTGCAGAAGGAGCGCTCCGATTCCCCCAACAAAATCGACGAGCTGGTGGCCGCGATTCTTTCTTGGGAGGCCAGAAAGGACGCGATAGCGGCTGGGATGGGCGAAACTAAGGTCTCGATCTACGATCAGCGCGTCGCCCGCGGAGAAGAGGTCCTGACGAGGCTATGAAGTACCCACGGCTGTTGACCTCGGTACGTCGGCTGCTATTCCCGATGTCCGGCGATGCGGCGCTGGACGACAGGTGGTGGTCGCCGTTCGAGGGCAGGAACACGCATGCGGGCGTGATCGTCACGCCAGAGACCTCGAAACAGGTCTCGACCGTCTATCGGTGCATCAGCTTGCTCTCGAATGCGCTCGCCACGCTACCATTCGGGGTCTTCGAGCGCCTGGAGCGAGGCCGGCGTGAGGTGATCGATCATTCAGCCTATCGGGTCTTTTCTACCAAGCCCAACCCGTACCAGACCGCGCTTGTGTTCAAGCGGCTGATGATGGGCCATCTCGTCCTTCGTGGGAACTGCTATGCGCGAATCATGAGGGGGAATCGTACGTTGGAGCTCTGGCCGCTTCACCCGACCCGAGTTCGGGGCCCGGAACTCATGGAGAGCGGCCGTCTGCGCTATCGCTACACCCGCCCGGACAACGGCCGCGAGGAAATCTACATCGGGGGCGATGACATCTGGCATCTGAGTGGTCTGTCGGATGATGGCCTCCGGGGTCTGGCGCTGGCCGATCTGGCGCGGGATTCCATCGGTCTCGCAATGGCCACCGAGCAGCATGGTGCAAAGCTCTTCGGGAAGGGGTTGCGGCTCGCCGGAGCCCTGAAAACCGCTGGGACCATGGGCAAGGAAGCGAAACAGGCGCTTTCGAAGTCGTTTCGGGAGGAGCACGCCGACTTCGGCCTGCCCGTGCTGGAAGAGGGGCTCGACTTCGTGAAGATGGGCATGAGCAACGAGGATGCGCAATTCCTCGAGACGAGGAAATTCGAGGTGTCGGACATCGCTCGATGGTTCGGAATTCCACCGCACATGGTCGGGGACGTGGAAAGATCTACGAGCTGGGGCACTGGCATCGAAAACCAGACGATCCAGTTCGTGACGGACGGGCTTCTCCCCTGGGTCCAGCTCTGGGAGGAGTCGATAGACGACGTATTCATCCCGGAGCCCACACTCTATTCGAAGTTCAACGTGAACGCCCGCCTCCGTGCCGACTCCAAGACCCGCTCGGACATCGCACGCACCTACGTCGAGATCGGGGTGTGGAGTCCGAATGATGTGCGGGAGATGGAGGACGAGAATCCCCGGGAGGGTGGGGACGTCTACGTGACACCGCGGAGCCCCAACGAGCCCGCGCCGCAGGGCGGTGGGCAGGAACCGGCTGCGCCCATGCCGAACGCAGACGATACAACGCAGGAATCAGCCGTCAACCAGCTGGCCGAATCGGTAGCCCGCGCCCTGGTCGCCGAGGAAGAAGCGATCCTGGCCAGGCTTGGCAACGAACATGCGAAGGATCGGGCGGCCTGGCGTGGTGCCGTAGCCAGCTTCTACGGTCGTTGGCCGCAGAAGCTGAATGAGTCTGGGAGGCGCTCCATGACGTCTTGGGGCCCGCTCCTGAGCGAGAGTGAAGCGCATGCCTACTGCGAGGTCCGTCGAGCGCTGGTACTCAAGGGCGGCCTGAAGGCATGCGATGATCTGAGGGAAGGGGCGGTAAGGGGTCTCGCGGCCATGATAGCCGCGGCGGCCCGCGGAGGAAGAGATGCGGGGGTACGCCAGGGGGGAAGTGCTCGCGATCGAGCCGGAGACCTATCGCCGGTGGCTTGACCAGATCGGAGAGCAGGCGCCCATCGTCGAGACTTTCACCGCCGAGGCGGCCGCCCGACTCGTCCCCGGGCGGAAATCGGTCGGGGACATCGCCGTCATTCGGCTCTCCGGGTTCATCACCCAGAAGCCCAACCTGTTTTCAATGCTCTTCGGTGGGACCAGCTCCGAAGCATTCGCCGGCGAGGTAGCCTCGGCGATGCGAGATGAGTCCATCGGGGCTGTGGTTCTCCACGTGGACAGCCCCGGGGGCTCCGTCTTCGGCGTTCCAGAGGCTGCGGCGACCATCCGCGCGGCCAAGGGAGCCAAGCCACTGGTTGCCGTTGCCGATCCATTCATGGCTTCGGGCGCCTACCAGCTCGCCTCTCAGGCGGACGAGGTAGTGGCCAGTCCGTCGGCACTCGTCGGCGGCATCGGTGCCTTCGCGATCCACGTCGACGAGTCGGCGGCCATCGAGGCGGCGGGGCTGAAAGTCACCGAGATCGCCTACGGTCGGCGGAAAGTGGAGGAATCGAGCCTCAAGGCGCTCAGCGATGAGGCCATGGCGAGCGTTCAGGCCCGCGTTGATTACTACGGGCGGCTCTTCGAAGCCGACGTCTCCAAGGGCCGAAAGGTGTCCATTGAGACGGTGCGCTCGCGGTACGGAGAGGGAAGCGTCTTCGTGGCCCCGGCGGCCAAGGAAACGGGCCTTGTTGACCGCGTGGCGACCCTCGAGGAGGTCATCGCCGGGCTCGCCCGTGGGCGCCGGCCGCCCGGCGGTCCCAGGGCGTTCGATTCCGGAGCCCTCCGCGGCCGAGCGATCCTTGCCGGTGTCCGCCTGGACGAGAACCAAGAAGGAGTCAAGCCATGAAGCGCCTGCTCGCAGCCGTCCTCCTGGTGCTGTTCGCTGCTGGCCCAGCTTGGGCGGCGACCATCTCGGCCGTGCCCCTGACGTCAACGGGCGTCAATCTTTCCACGAGCCAGACCGGAAACGGCGACTCGACCAATACTGTCGACCGCGGATATACCCTGAGCGGTCCATGCCTGGTGAAGATCACCTCGACCGTCGGGGCCACTCCTACCGTGACCGTAAACATCCTCGGGTCCATGGACGGGACGAATTTCTACAACTCACCCTACGCCTTGAGTGGGACGCCCGGCACCTTTGTGGTCACGGCCATCATGATCACGACCGCGACGACCGGCTACTACATCATGCAGCCGACGCAGCCATGGCGCTTCCTGAAGCTTGCCTACTCGGCCAACACGAACGTGACCTTGACGGTGGACGTGTTCCCGACGAGCTTCTGACCCCCTGTCAAGCGAGTAATTTTTGGGGACTTGACACCCCCGCCGGTAGTGGTATCCTGACCCTGTAGACGTAGAGTCGCAGTCGCGCCAGCGGGGCTAGCCCCCGCCCCCGACAGCGGCCATCGCAGCTCGGCAGCGCCGCAAGCGCCCCTGCTGTTCCAGGCAGCCCGAACATAACCGGGTGCCGGACCAGGGGCGCTTTTGCTTTTTCCCCCCATCCGGCGCCGATAAGGAGCGAAGCGATGGACCGCATCACGCAACTCAGAGCCGACCGGGACGACCGGCGCAAGCAGGTCCGCGAGATTCTCGGCGCCGCCGCCAAGGACAAGCGCAACCTGACCGAGGAAGAGACCAAGAACATCGAGGTCTTCGGGGCCGAGCTGGACCAGATCCAGGGGACCCTGAAGCACGAGGAGCAGGTTCTGGCCTGGGATCGCACCGACGCCCCGGCCATCGACCGCCCCGCCGACGACCAGCCCGTCGCCAAGCATCCCCGGGCCTCCGCTCAGCGGCTCGGCGGCAGCAAGAACCCCTGGGGGGACTGCTCCACCGAGCGCGGCGTGCAGATGGCGTTCGGCACCTTCCTCCAGGCCGTGGCCATCTCCGCGAAGGGCGGCCCGGTCGACCCGCGACTGAGCATGATGCCGCTGGGTCCACAGGCCGCAGCGAGTGGCCTCAACACCAGCGTCGGCTCGGAAGGCGGCTTCCTGGTGCGCACCGACTTCAGTGCCGCCCTGCTGGCGCGCGCGATGGAGGAATCGGTCCTCGCCAACCGCTGCACCACCATCGACATCGGCGAGGGCTCGGATGGTATCGAGCTGCCGTACATCGACGAGAGCTCGCGCGCCACCGGCTCACGGTGGGGCGGTGTCCAGGTCTATCGTCGGGCGGAGGCCGACACCGTCAACGCCAGCAAGCCCAAGCTGGGGATGCTGGAGATCCGGCTCGAAGACCTCATGGGCATCTGCTACACGACCGATCGGGCCATGCGCGATGCGGTCAGCCTGGGCCAGATCATCCAGACGGCGTTCGCCTCGGAGTTCTCGTTCCGGGTGGATGACGAGATCGTCCGAGGCACGGGCGCGGGCCAGTGCCAGGGGCTGCTCAACTCTCCCGCCCTGGTCAGCGTAGCCAAGGAGACGTCCCAGCCGACAGCGACGTTGGTCGCGGAGAACGTGGTCAAGATGCGCGCCCGCCTGCGGGCCCGCAACCGGACCCGAGCCGCGTGGTTCATCAACCAGGAGTTGGAGACGCAGCTCCCGTCCCTGGTGGTGAAGATCAAGAACGTGGCGGGGACCGAGAACGTGGGCGGGGCGCCGATCTACATGCCCGCCGGCGGACTCGCCGGGCAGCAGTTCGATACGTTGTTCGGCCGACCCATCGTTCCCATCGAGCAGTGCGAAGCGCTGGGAACCAAGGGGGACATCTTCCTCTTGGACCTCGGCGAGTACCTGCTCATCCGCAAGGGTGCTCTCGAAACCCAGGAGAGCATCCACGTTCGCTTCCTCTATGGCGAGAACACGTTCCGGTTCACGTACCGGATCAACGGAGCGCCGGCCTGGAAGACGGCCCTCACGCCGTACAAGGGCTCAGCGACGCAGAGCCCCTTCATCACGCTGGACCCGAGACCGTAAGCGGGGGGGCCTACCCTCAGCCTCGTTTGGCCGCAAGGTAAAGGAGATCGCACATGAGACTCGGATTCCCACAGAACGTGAGCTTCTACGACATGCTGGCACCGGCCGCCGATGCCGCCGGGCGCACGTCGGTCTACCTCAGCCTCAAGAACGCCGTCAAGGCGTGGATCGTGTGCTACATCAACCAGGGCAACGCGGCGACGATCCTGTTGAGCCCGCTCCAGGCGACGGCCGTCGCCGGTACCGGGTCCAAAGCGATCAGCGTCGCTCGCATCTGGCACAAGCAGGATCAGGCTCTGGCCGACTTCACCCTGGCCACCGAAGCCGCCACATTCACCACGGATGCCGCCGTCAAGGCCAAGATCGTCGTCTTCGAGCTCGACTTGGCCAAGGTGCTGGACCAGGCCAACGTATTCGACTGCATGGCGGTATCCACGGGTGCCAGCAACGTTGCGAACATCACGTCGGCCTTCCTCGCGATGCAGCCGCGGCATCAGGGCGCCACGATCTCGAGCCCGCTGGTTGACTGAGGCGACGGACCATGACGAAGGTCCGTATCCGCAGCGGGAACCAGGCCGGGGCGGTGGTGGAGATGTCGGACACCGAGGCTCAGACGAACGTCGACACGGGCTTCGCCGAGTACGTCGCCCCGGAAACTGCGGTCACGCCAGCGGCGCCGCCATCTCCAGCGCCGTCGCGTGGCCGCAGGCGTGCACCAGGGGATGGTGAAGGCGAGGACAAGGACTAGGGGTGTGGTCGCTCACGCTCATTACCGCCGCGGTCAAGGAGCCGTTGGACATCTCGCTGGATGTCCGGAGCCATCTCCGGCTGGAGGAGATCGCGGACTCCCAGGACAGGCTCCTGGGGAGCATGGTCG